ATGAATAAAGAGCTTAAAGAGTTTGATGTTGTTGAGTTTTTAAATGATGATGAAGATATTCAAACCTATTTAAATGCAGCGATAGAGGAAAATGATACTAAATATTTATTTATTGCATTAGGCAATATCGCAAGAGCAAAAAATATCAGCCAGCTATCAAAACAAGTCGGAATGAGTAGAGAGAGTATTTATAAAGCACTTTCTGGAGAAGCAAACCCTACATTTAATACAGTGTTTAAAATAACGAAAGCGTTGGGTTTAAAATTACATTTCACAGGGGCTTAATTGCCCCGTTTTTTCAGTAAAAGGGTCTGAAGCCCAACCGTACGGAAACGCACAATAAGTGCATTTTTTAACCAAATAATTTGGGGTCATATAAAGCACACTAAGTGTGTTCTGACGCTGGTCAATAGCTTCTTAGCCGATTCGATCTTGCTGCTGGTCATTTTGGGCTTGCGCCCACCCCTCACTTTGCCTTCAGGGGTTGTAAGCCGGACAATGGCATTCAGTTAAGCTCTCATAACTGGGCTCCATAAGATGTACACGAAACGTCAACAGCCCCTAGGTAACTCTTTAATTGATTCTGGTTATAACACTTCCCGTGAATTGGAATACCCCATAGTTTACCAATATATGTGATTTATTTTAGGTTATTTTTTAAACGAAAACTGGCCGGAATTCAACCGAATCCAATATTGCTTTTCATAATCGTCATTTTGGTTATTTATTGATACGTGAATATGCCCGATTTTTGCCATACTAAATCCCGTTTAATGCTTTAACAGGCTGCTTTGACAAAGAATGCTGCCAGTTAACGGGTTACAGAAAACCTTGGTTTGGTGGAAACGGTGGAAAGGGCGAGAAATGCGGTGCCGAGTAGCCGGAAAGTGAACGGCAAGGCGTTGAGTGGGGATATTAGTTTGGGGGCCGGGGATGTGGGGGCATGTCGTGCTTATAACGGCTCGATCAATACCGGGAGTGGGAGCACATGGACAACAGACGAGTTCATCGCATGGCTTAAACAAAATGGAGCCTTTGACGTGCCTTATTGGGTATGCAAAGGCTCGTGGTCATATGCCTCCAATAGCACAATAAGCGATACAGGCCGCGGTAATATCTGTCTTGCGGGTGCCGTTATCGAAGTTATGGGCGTAGAATCTGCAATGACTATCCGTATTACAACACCTACGACAACAAACGGAAACGGTATCGCAAACGCACAATTTACTTATATTAATCACGGTAAAGATTACCGACCCGGTTGGCGTAGGGACTATAACACTGCAAACAGACCTACTGCCGGGGATATTGGGACATATACCACGGGAGAATGCGATGGACGATTTCAATTCAAGGGTAACTACGCCTCAGTTGGGCAATCGTACACAAAATCCGAGTCCGATTCTCGTTTTAGCAGCAAAAACACAGCTAGTAAAGCTGCTAACGGTTGGTGGAAATGTGGGGATACTGGGATGATTTATCAGTGGGGTGAAGTGACAAGAACAGATAATGATACACGAGTTAATTTTCCCATATTATTCCCAACCAAATGTATTAATGTACAAATATCAATGTCTTTCAGACCATACTCATCATCTAGTAATATAAGTGCATACAACGTAACAACAAACGGATTCACGTATTACGGTGAAGCCAATGAATTGCGTTCCTTTTGGTTTGCAGTGGGGTATTAATTATGTATTATTATAGTGCAACAACTAATGCATTTTATCCGGTCGAATGGAAACAAGACTATATCAATACCGGTTCATTTCCAAACGATGCAGTGGAAGTTGATGAGGCTGTTTTCATTGAGTTTGCCAGCAATATTCCTCCAGAGAGTAAATATCGTATAGTGGGTAAAAATGGTTTACCGGAATGGGCAGATATTCCCCCACCAACAAAAGAAGAATTACAGCAATAGGCTAAATTTCAAAAACAGCAATTAATAGCTAAAGCAACAAACCAAATCGCACCATTACAAGACGCGATAGATCTAAATATGGCAAATGATGAGGAAAAAGCACAGTTGGTAGCCTGGAAAAAATACCAAATATCATTGAGCCGTATTGATATCACATTAGCACCTGATATTAATTGGCCTGAAAAACCAGAATGAAATGAAGGGCATCATGCCCCTCTAATCATTTCGGCGCTTCCGGCCATTCAACATCAGGTGCCTGTGAAGTATCTACACGAGTGAGTAATACCCGGTATTTCTTCCACTCAAGCAAAGCGGCTTTCTCTGAGTCTGTTGCGACTTCTAAGTCAACAGAGTCTTGTAGCAATGAGAGTGTTTCATTTGCTTGTTGTAACAGTGCTGCTTGCTTCTGTTTTGCTTCATTGACTTGATGAGATTTCAAGAGGTCCTTGTCAACCACCCATTCTTTACCGTTCCACTTGTCGTAATCGGTGTCCGGTTTCTTGAATGTCAGAGTTGCAGGCAATTCCCCAATTTCAGTAATCTCAGTCTGTGCTTGTGTTAGCGTGTTGTAAGCCATTTTTCCACGGTAATCGGGGAGAATTTCCCAGCTCTTACTATCCATGCTGCGGCAAACAGCCACATCATGAGATTTTGGGAGCTCTGGCGCATCGGGATAGGCTCCGGCTGACGGACTGACACCGAGCATCACATATTCAATGTCTGAAACTGTAAATTCTCGTGTGATTTGATTCGAGTGATAAACCTTTATCCACCCTGCTTGAATTGCTAGTCCGTCTTTTCCGAGTACTGCTACTTCATGTTCTAAAGAGTACTTTTGTTCTGTCATTATGCTGCTCTCACTATGTAGTTAAATGCGATATTACGGGGGCGGGTTTCTCTCTGAGATTCATATTCTTGGATGATAGTATGAAAACTTCCGTTGTTCGTTCCCGTCGCTGCGGAAAATCCGGTATCTCTGTGCTTATTGTCGTTCCAGTTGTTTCCCCAGTAGCCAGCAATAGCAGATACAGGTGCCTGACCTTCTTGATAAGACAAAATCCCGCGACCACTATCAACACCGCGCCCATCATCCCAGCCACGGATAAACTCACCACGCAAATCAGGCAGTGTTCCTGATGGGTATGCCGCCGCTAATTGTGGATATGTGGATTTATTAAATGCTTGGCCGTTGCACGTCAAATAACCTGATGGGGGATTTTTTTGCGGCCAGGGGATGGGTGCACCCACCGGCATTTTGTCTTCATTAATATCATCTTCTGTCAATATCCGTTTTGATCCTGTGAATTTACCGTCTTTATCAAATGCATAAGTTGATATGCTAAAACCGCCGCCGTAACCGAAAGAAATTCCGCGCGAATATTCAGGACCGGCGCACTGAGGATGAGCCACATGAATTGCAAGCGCACCAAGGCCATCCAGTCCTTGATTTGGTCTTAAAAATCCAGAAAGACCTAAATTTCGAGAATTCGGATCATCGAAATAGTTCGCTGATCTGGATAAGATATAGCCTGACGTTTTTGTGTTCGTATTTAACTTAATAAATTGATTATCAGACTCAGATTTAGAATAAGCCCCCACATCCTCAGCAGAAGGCTTATTTCTTGTTGTATAGATACTGGTCCAATCTTCCTCAAACCCATAACTATCACGAGCAGAGCGATAAGCAATCCCTGAGTTTCTGTTACCAATCTGTAACTGAAATGCTGGACAACTCCCAATGCCATCACTGAAATGAGCAATAAGCAGACTATAATCAGGATAACGTAAATCATATATTCCTGTGCTAGCATTCCACGGAACACCATTTTTATAAGAGTAATCCCCACTACTACCTAACTTAAACGCCCCCACATCCCCGGCCCCCAAACTAATATCCCCACTCAACGCCTTGCCGTTCACTTTCCGGCTACTCGGCACCGCATTTCTCGCCTTATTCACCGTTTCCACCAAACCAAGGTTTTCTGTAACCCGTTAACTGGCAGCATTCTTTGTCAAAGCAGCCTGTTTCAGCATTCAACGGGATTTAATATGGTAAAAATCGGGCATATTTACGTATCAATAAATGACCAACATGGCGATTTTGAGAGAAAGATATTAACCATGAGGGAATTATGAACATATTTTGAGTGATAAATCGGCGGATTTACATGATTTACCTTCGTAGATCATCCGACTTTCTACCTTTCAAATGCTTAAGAAGACAAGCGACATTACAATCCATACATTCATGCTCCACTCTTTATTTTGTGCTCTTCCTGTGAAGAGTTTTACAAAAACTTTTTTCTTCCTCAATTATTTGCAATATCTGGCTTTTCTGTTTCTCTTTTCATCAATACTGGCACTGTCTGGATCTGTAATTTTTGCATAAAATTCATGCAAAGTTTTTAAGCGCCAAATCGGACAATTAGCTTTTGAGGTAATTTAGCTTAAATGCTAATATTCATCTCAGGAGGAAAAAGAGTGTTTAGAGTTATTTATCATGATGAAGCAGCCAGGGAAGCCGATAGCTTACCGAAACTCACAAAAGTGAAGTATGACCGGCTGGTTAAAAAACTGGAGGAAAATCCGCGTATCCTACGGGAACCGGATACAAAACCCCTTGGTGACGGGCTTTACGAGATCCGCACAATGGGTAACGACATCGCTCGCGGCATTTGGGTTTATGAGGTGGGTAGCAAGATCTATATGCTCCGTATCTTCATGAAGAAAACCCAAAAGACACCAAAAAACGAAATTGAGCTAGTTAAGCGAAGACTGGAGGAAATTAAACATGAAATTGAAAACTCATGACGAATTACACGCCGAATGGATGAAAGACCCAGAGTACCGGGCAGCATACGAAGCAGAGGAGCGAAAAGAAAAATTACAGGCGCTGCTAGCTGAATGGCGTCGCAATGCAGGTATCACCCGCGCCCAAGTAGCAGAACGCATGGGGGTTAAGCCGCCGACGGTCTCTCGCATGGAAAGCAATATAAATAAGGCCAGCATAGATACCCTTGCACGCTATGCCCAAGCTTGTGGTGTCGAAAAACTCCAAATAACACTTTAATTTTAGCCACATCCCCCGGTATCTTTATTCCGAACAATCACGCCCTGAATTCTAGGCGTAGACCTGCCGTAATGTCATATTTTTCAACATCATGTACTGGCAAATCTCTTAGCCATTATTTTGACATCGTTTACTTGAGATAAATAAATTCACTTTATGTGTATATGTGTGTATATTAATCTCAGGTTGGGAGGATATATGAAATCAACTGACCTGATAAAAGAGCTGACTGCCGTTGGGTGTGAACTTAAAAGGCATAACGGAGGGAGTCACCAAATTTGGTGGTCACCTATAACCGGAAAGACGTTCCCGGTCCCGCATCCTAAAAAAGATCTGCCTATCGGCACCGTCAAATCGATAAAGAAAATGGCGGGGATTTAATCCCCGCCAACTTTGGAGGTCATCATGTTTTTCTCAGTAGGTGTTGAGTTGCCGAAAGACGAAAATACAGCGTATGGTCTGGTTATTCCTGCGCTGTGTACCGAAGATTATGGCTGTTTCTCTGCTGCTGATAATAAAGAAGATATTGCGATAATGGCGCGTGAGGCTATCTTGTTAACAGTAGAAGACAGGGTCGCAAACAGCAGAGCCGTTGAACACATTCAGGATGCCGGCTATTTGGTTTATGCAAAAAACACAGAATATCAATACGTTGATAGCTGGTTTGTTATCGATGTTGATTTATCTGAGTTTTCTGGAAAACAGCAGCGTATTAATATCTCACTACCTGATACACTCATTCAGCGTATTGATAATCGTGTCAAAGAAAGTCCGGCACAATATCGAGACAGAAGTCACTTTTTGGCAGAAGCGGCAAGACATGAACTTAGTTAACACTCTGGTGCATGGATGCATCAGAGTGTTAAAACGTGTTCAATAGATCCCTTGTAATATCGTATGAAAGTAAAACTCGAATCATAAGCACCGCGTCGTCTTCATGGATCAGCAAATAACCAAGATGACGATTCAGGAAGAAATTTATTAGCTATGAGGGAGTTATAAGCAAGATAAATAAAGCCGCGAGTGAATTCACCAAAGGAGCCTATATTGATTTGTTAAATCTCACATTATGAGACTCATTTACATTTTCAATGTTTGAGATGGTAAAACCGACATTAAAATCCTGTGTATTGATGCCCTACCTCTTATCTTGTGAGCCCACTATTAGTACCATAACTTATGCCTTATGGCCATTCACGAAAATCAGTATCACTACAAAATGATACAATATGTTGTTAATTATACTCATGAAATTTTAAAAGGGGCATAGAGCCCCTCGTATAACGTTAATCACGTGCATTACGATTAGAATATTAAATTGTTTACTAATACTCATAAACAAAATAGATATTAATTAAAATCCTTTAATTAAATACATTAAAATACATCCTGTAATTACACCAAAAGTAAAGTACTTTATTTTTCGTCTGTTCTTGAGTTTTCTTTGCCTTATCTCTTCATCTGTTTTTATATGATCATCCCAACCGATATGCTTAACTGCACTTTTATCCAAAATAACTGCATATTTACCTATTGCAGCATATTTATTTGATAGTGTCATCTCTGTGTCACCAGCTAGATTGTATGGCATGAATAACTCATAATCTGATTTTCTTCTAAGGCCTGGATTAAAACTAAATCCTCTCCATTTGGGATCATTACTTTCTAGAGTAGAAAAGCAAATACCTTCTAATTCTCTGAAATTACTAGGGTAATGGAATGGATAATGAAGCATCACATCCTCGTTTAAATCTCTGAGCCATACTTGGAGTATGTTTTCATCAGATTTCAAAAGAACAAAAGAGTCTTCGATAAATTTATCTCGATAGAAAAGCCAATCGTCTTCACAATGAAATATATAGTCAGTTTTCACTTTACTATACGCCAGATCAATTGACTTAATTTGTCCTAGCTTAGGATTATTTAAAATAATTTCACAATATGGTAACCAGTGCTGAGGTATAACAGAATAAATAGATTTGTCTCCAGAATCTTCTGTTATAACGACCTCTTTTATAGGATAAGAATTATACTTATCAAATGATTCAATGGTTTGCTTTAATAAATCAAATCGACCACAACTTGTAATAACTAAGGTAACATCACTTGAATCAGAAAAGAACATAATATTTACTCATCGATTTCTATAAAATCCACTATTATTTAGTGTAGTAACAAAAAAATCACTACATTCATAGTATCATAACAAATGGTTTCATTTTAAGGCCTTTTTAACCTTTTAGCAAAAGATAATCTATTCAATCTTTGTACATTCCCATATCAGTGTCTATGGTTCATCTACTTTACCCATAGACGGATAAGTATTTTCTACAACATTGCATATAATTTTATACGCAATAATCTTCTTCTTCGAATAATGAAGAATCCCTATCCATTCTTCAATATTTCCTATAATGAGAGAAAGGATTGAATTTTTCACCTTTGAAATCCTATTTCTTTCTTATCTTCATAAACTTTCTTTTAAAACTAAATCGAACATTAGAGTCTAATATAAATCTTAATGTAGATAGACTATTTATTATCTCATAAATAGAATTAGAATATTCATTTGATAATTTATCTCCGTACTTATAGATAAGCTCTATAGCATGGCAAGCTGTAAGATTCCTAAACTTCTTCCCAAAAGTTTTATCAGTTATTAAGATAACCTCTGCCATTATATTTACTTTAATTTCATTAATTGAATTAGAAAGACTTCCTTCTCTTTTTATATAGTTATAGTACTTCATATCAGTATAATGAATATTATTACACTTGACCAATAACAAAGGAAATAACAATGCATCCTCATAAAAAGGAACTTCAGGGAAATTATTCCCATAAAATAACTCTCTCCTAAAAAATTTCCCACATGAATGTGCCTGAAATTTCTTATGAATTAAAAATTCTTTTATTGCTGTGTCTCTATGGAGTTCTACTGAGGACAGTAATTTTGATCTTTCTATTATGTCTGACTCTTTTCTTACTTCATTTAACTTACTAATAAGCATATCTGGTTTCTTATATGCCAAGAAATCTAAAATTTCTACCATAGAGAAATCAGATAAAAAATCATCACCATCAACGAATGTTATATACTCTCCATGGCTTACTTCTACCGCATATTTTTTTACTTTTCCTAAGCTCCTAAATTCCTTTCTTATATAAATAAAGGATTCATTTTCCTTTGAGAACTTTTTTAAGATTGATGGAGTTGAATCAGAAGAACTGTCATCTATCAGCAAAACCTCATAATCATCAGAAGAAACTTTGCATAGGCAATTTTTTATACTTTCTAAGCATCTTCCTATTAAATCTTCTAAGTTATGTGCTGCAACTATGATTGATAGCTTTTTGTCAGAATGTAAAGGTGAACCTTGCATTATTTTCTCCCTTATGTTACTTGACTGACGCTATTAAATATTAAGTGCTGATTTCACTCTTTTTAAATAGTTTAAATCATATAAATTGGAAATTGACATTTTTATTGTACGGTTATCAGTTAGTTTTTTTCCGTTAATTATATTCTGTAATTTAATTACTAATTCATGGGGTTTATCAACAGGATATAGCTCACCATTAATTTCATCTTTTATGATATCAGCAGGGCCAGTTTTGCAATCAGAACTTATACAGTATATACCTTGAGCATTAGCTTCTCCTAATACCATAGGGAATCCCTCAAAGTTTGAGGTTAATAACAGAACTGTAATTTCTTTAATTTCATCGATAATATAATGCCATGGCTCATTATGCCACCCATGCCATATTATATTGCTAGTTATATTTAGACGATCCGCTACGCTACGTAATATTTTTTCATCACGACCGCTGCCAACAATATTTAATTCCCAATCGCCATGAACTTGAGATAATGCCTTAAACATACCACTAATATTCTTATCATCATCGGTTAATCTGCCTACATATAGAAATTTGGTTATATTCCCACTTGGTCGAGGGATAGTTTCGCTTTTCTGAGAAACAGGGTTAAAAATAGTAAAGATTTTATCTGGATTAACACCTCTATCAATAAGTTGCTGAGTTATACCTGAACTAATAGAAAGGTGATAATCGGCTTTTATTACATAAATATTTTTATACAATTGTTCAAGAGAAGAGTGAATCCATGAGAATATAGGGGTTTTAGAAAAAATTAATTTTTTTGCCAAACTTGTTATATAGCAACTTAGCGGATCTATTGCAATAACGATATCCGGCTTTTCTTTTCTCATAAATTTAGAGAATGAAAAGGCAAAGTGTATTCTGCGAACCTTTGTATTATATATCCCAGAGTGGATGCGGTGAAACGACATTCCATTTAACCATCCATCATCTATTTCAACAGATTCCTGGCGGATATCATTAATAAAAAGAAAACTGATATCTAATTGTAGACTCTCTTTTGACAATAGAGCCACTAATTTTTTACATACAGTTTCTCTTCCTCCAAAGCCCGGTATATTGTAGGCTACAAGAACAATTTTTTTAGTTTTCATAAGTTAGTCTAACCTTATCACATGTTAATTTTATCTAAAAATCAGGTTCAACACAAATTCTGTTCGTATTTTTCGTAGTATAGAGTTTATTTAGGAATTTCATCTGATGGCAATGAGCTGTATTTCATGATGTTATTACTAAAATTCAAAACATTATCTTGGTTTTCACATATTTCATTAGACAACATTTTACAATTTTCAGGTATTGTAGGCTCTTTGATACCTGTCCATTCTGAAAATAGTGTTAAAAAATTCATTGAATTTCTTTGAGTATTAATAACTTTCCGTGATGTATCATCATAAGATGTAATAAACATAGGGACCTGGTAATTTTGTTTATATTTATCATTATGAGCAAGCCTCATCTTCTTAGTATTTTTCTCAAAGAAAGAAACGCCATGATCAGCAAAATACATCAAAGACCAATCATTCTCATTTTTCTGCACTTCATCAGTAATTATTGACAGTAAGTTATCAGTGTTTTCAATACTCTGTATATAGCAAGAAATCTGCTCTGACTTAAAAAACACCTTGTATTCATAATTTGTTCGGGTACAAGCAGGAGAGTGTGATCCCATTAAATGGATAACAATTAATTTTTTGTCTTTCTTATCTTCTAGGACTTTTTTCACAATGGGTATTATATTTGTATCAGGCATACTTCTGTTAAGACCAGAACTGGATTCACCTTTTTTAATAAACAATGGAGAATCGGCTCTTGCTCCCATACTGGCAACCGGAGTATCAAATAACCCCATCGAACCTTGATTTGATATCCAATAGGTATAAAAGCCAGCTTTTTTCGCCAGTGTAACAATATTATTGCTTAAAATTTCTTTACCATCTTTGACCATTGCTAATGAGTTTGCCAGTGATATCTGGGTTGACGGGCCTGTTGAGATATAATTTGTAAAAAGCGTCCCATTCGCAGTGCTCATAAAAGGCGTATTGTGTATCGGGAACCCATATGCATTCATAAAATCTCTACGTACACTTTCTCCAATAATAACAATGTAGGTGCCATATTTGGACTTTGCTGATACTGTTCCCCATGTATCGTTTTCACTTAATATTTCCTGCATTTTTTTATATTCATTTTTTACCCTTATAAAGTTGATAGTGACATCTTTGACTGCTCTAATTTCAGGAAGCCCAGAGTTAAGGATATTGAACTCTTTGTCCTGTATAAAGGCTTTTAAAGGATGGTGTATTATTGAGATTAATGCAAAAGAAAATAGGAAAACATTAATCTTTTTATATAAATTAATGCTTACCTTTAGCGATAAAAGACAAAATATCAAGATAAGCGCACTAAAAAGATAATGTTCAATTGGAATAGAAAAGATAAAATCACTGGCTTCTTGTTTATTTGTATAGAATAACGAAAGAATTGAGTTGAAGTTTGGTGATCCATATGTCAGCCCTATAGGGGCATAAAGGAGAGTTACTATACCAAGAACGACAAGAAGAACTCTATAAATGACAGTGACCTTGTTTAGCAATAGGAAAATAAAAAATACAGCGAATACATACCCTATTTTTAAACGATAACCCATAGCGATATGAGCTAGAAGACAAAAAATGAAGAGTGCAACAACTGGCAATAGCTTGATTAGGTGGTTTCTTATAAATTTCATATTTATATATCAATAGGATACCAAGTGGTGAAAAAAGATAGTTCGGTTTTCAAAAGGCTAAAAGCTGAGATTCAATTTCTTCATCCAGTCAGATTTTCTACTAATACTATACTATGTATTTTTCATCATGTGAATAAGAGCAATATGATTATTTTATCTTTGATACCTTAAACCTGAATACTTTACCTATAATATAGAAAACCCCAAATAATATATAAACATCAATATAGACTCTCAATTTACACCATGCGTTAATAAATCACAGTAGAGGGGACAAGTAAATAAGATAATTATTAAATACACGGATATAGGCTAACTCTTGCCGTATTTAGTCCCATTCAATATTTTAAAAAGCCGACTTTACAATGATCGCTGTGAATTAATGAATTATAGAAAATAGGGTTAAAAAGAGGATGATTATTCTGCAATTGAACTCACCAATGCCTATATTGATCCCCTGCAATTGATAGCAATCGGGTAAGCCTTCTCATCTTTCGCCCAGTATCTTAATCAAAATTCACGATAAAGATACCGGGGGATATGTCTAAAATTAAAGTGTTATTTGGAGTTTTTCGACACCACAAGCTTGGGCATAGCGTGCAAGGGTATCTATGCTGGCTTTATTTATATTGCTTTCCATGCGAGAGACAGTCGGTGGCTTAATCCCCATATATTCTGTTACTTGGGCGCGTGTGATGCCTGCATTGTGACGCCATTCAGCTAACAGCGCCTGTAATTTTTCTTTTCGCTCTTCTGCTTCGTATGCTGCCCGATACTCCGGGTCTTTCATCCATTCAGCGTGTAATTTGTTATGTGTTTTCAATTTCACGTTTGATTTCCTCTAATCTTCTCTTGGTACTACAGCCGTACTACTTCCTTTTTCAACAGAAGAGACATTCATAGAAAAGTTTAATTCATATAATTTCTCAGGGTTGTGAGCATCAAGGAAAATGCAATTTTCTGGTATCTACGGCTGTAGTATTAGCATCGGATACACCAGAATATAAAGCGGTACCTTTGTCAGTACCACTCGCCGCCGCCGCGAGTGGATTATTTCAGTATCCTGCCGCAGGTACGCTGGTTGAAATTAGTTTCGCGGATGGCTGACCTAATAAGCCGATGATCAGGCAAACATTACAAATTGAACAGGCATTACCGAGCATTAAGCTTAGCGAATGGTCGTAACAACAGCGCGTTGGTGCCATTGGTCAAAATGACGAAAAAACGGTGGGAGGTGCACTGACAGAGAAAATTACCGATATCCGCAGAAGCGTTGTGAGTATGCATGAATTAATCAGCTCGTCAGTTCGGTTGGGTAGCAACAGCATCAATGTGTTAACGCTGTTGACCGATATTCTTAATGTGGCTGATGAATTAGCAAAAGCGACGGCAAGCCACACACAGCAATACCGGCGCACCCATAATTCAGAAAATTTAAACGCAATAGCCGGAAAAACACGCACTTTGAATAAGAAATACGAGGGGTTCATTGATTGATAAAATGCCCGAACTCTTAGTTAATATCCAAGAGACGGGCAGCAGTTAAACTATACTAATTTTTAGGTTGACACCACACGCCGCCGCATAGCGTTCAAGTGTTGCAACACTGGCTTTCATCGGGTTTTTTTCAACCTTAGCTACTGCCGGTGGGGTAATTCCCAATCTTTCGGCTAACTGTGAACTGTTAATACCCGCCCTGTTTTTCATACTCTGTATCAGCTCGTAGAGTTCCTCTTCCTGCTTGGCTGCTTCATAAGCAGCCTGAGCTCCGGGGGATGAAAGGGCTTGCGCCCTGACCTCTGACCAAGGAATGCTTTTAACTTTCATTTGTCATCTCCTCTAATCTTTGCAATGCCAGTTTTATTTCTGACGCTGGGGTTTTTAGTGTTTTCTTGATAAATGTACGGAGTATGTAAATTCGTCGGCCAGTGGCATAAGCAAAAATGGTCCGGGTAATGTCTTTATTGCCAACTCTTATTTACTGATCCACGAAGATGGCGTGGCATTTATGATTCGAGCTTTATTATTGCAGAGGATCTATTGAACACGTTTTAACACTCTGATGCATCCATGCACCAGAGTGTTAACTAAGTTCATGTCTTGCCGCTTCTGCCAAAAAGTGACTTCTGTCTCGATATTGTGCCGGACTTTCTTTGACACGATTATCAATACGCTGAATGAGTGTATCAGGTAGTGAGATATTAATACGCTGCTGTTTTCCAGAAAACTCAGATAAATCAACATCGATAACAAACCAGCTATCAACGTATTGATATTCTGTGTTTTTTGCATAAACCAAATAGCCGGCATCCTGAATGTGTTCAACGGCTCTGCTGTTTGCGACCTTATCTTCTACTGTTAACAAGATAGCCTCACGCGCCATTATCGCAATATCTTCTTTATTATCAGCAGCAGAAAAACAGCCATAATTTTCGGTACACAGCGCAGGAATAACCAGACCATACGCTGTATTTTCGTCTTTAGGCAACTCAACACCTACTGAGAAAAACATGATGACCTCCAAAGTCGGCGGGGATTAAATCCCCGCCATTTTCTTTATCGATCTGACGGTGCCGATAGGCAGATCTTTTTTAGGATGCGGGACCGGGAACGTCTTTCCGGTTATAGGTGACCACCAAATTTGGTGACTCCCTCCGTTATGCCTTTTAAGTTCACACCCAACGGCAGTCAGCTCTTTTATCAGGTCAGTTGATTTCATATATCCTCCCAACCTGAGATTAATATACACACATATACACACAAAGTGAATTTATTTATTTCAAGTAAACGATGTCAAAATAATGGCTAAGAGATTTTCCAGTACATGATGTTGAAAAATATGACATTACGGCAGGTCTACGCCTAGAATTCAGGGAGTCGAATCCCCTGGAGGAAAATGTATTACTTGGGATATGCTGTGATGAAGTTTCTGAGTTGGTAAAGCAAGACAATGCTAATTTTTTGCTTATTTGTCACCCAAAATTAGCTCATAATTCCCTCATGGTTAATATCTTTCTCTCAAAATCGCCATGTTGGTCATTTATTGATACGTGAATATGCCCGATTTTTACCATATTGGATCCTGTTGAATGCTTTATAGCAGTTGCCTTGGCAAAGAATGCTGTCAGTTAACGGGTTACAGAAAACCTTGGTTTGATGGAAACGGTGACTAAGGCGAATAATGCGGTACCGAGCAGCCGGAAAGTGAATGGGAAAGCGTTGACCGGGGATATCAGTTTGGGGGCCGGGGATGTGGGGGCTTTTCAAGGAGTGACTTATCTTGACGCTATTCCAACACGTTCGTATGTCGGAGCTTTTGGTTGTAGCGGCGAAGGCGGTTGGGTTAAAGGTATTAATATTGGGGTGGCGGGCAGTGATGTCGGGCAGATGTATGTAACGGCAGTTGGGGATTTGTGCGCATATTTCTTAAATGGGAATGGTTCTATAAGCGGGGGAGTTGTTAATACGCATCCGGTGGGTGCACCGATACCATGGCCGTTGCCTAGTGCGCCGGATGGTTACTTGACGTGCAACGGCCAATCATTTGATAAATCTTTATACCCAAAGTTAGCTGAAGCCTATCCAGCCGGCAAAGTGCCCGATTTGCGTGGTGAGTTTATTCGTGGTTGGGATGATGGGCGCGGTGTAGATAGTGGCCGTAAAATTCTAACTTCTCAGGACGATGCTATCAGAAATATCACAGGATCATTAGGTAATCCCACTATTGAAGGGGGAAGCAACGCATCGGGTGCATTCAGCTACCAGTATAATGCAGGCGGTCGAGCAGCAGGCGGCGGGGGCGGTACTGTGTCATGGACATTTGACGCATCACGCGTCGTCCCAACAGCAAATGAAAATAGACCCCGCAACATCGCATTTAACTACATAGTGAGAGCAGCATAATGACAGAACAAAAGTACTCTTTAGAACATGAAACAGCCGTGCTGGGTAAAGATGGATTAGCCGAGAAAGCCGGTTGGATAAAGATTTACCACACTAATCAGGCAACAAGGGAATTCACAGTTTCAGATATCGAATATGTCATGCTCGGCGTCAGTCTATCAGCCGGAGCTTATCCCGATGCGCCAGAACTGCCGAAGTCTGATGATTTGGCCGTCTGTCGCACTGAAGATAGTAAGAGTTGGGAAACCGTCCCAGACTATCGCGGTAAAACAGCTTACGATACGCAGACTCGTCAAAAACGTGAGATTACTGACCTGGGTGAATTACCCGATACACTAACATTCAAGAAACCCGACACCGATTACGACAAGTGGAACGGTAAAGAATGGGTAGTTGATAAAGACCTCCTCAAATCTCATCAAATCAACGATGCAAAACAGAAGCAAGCAGCACTGTTACAACAAGCAAATGAAACACTCTCATTGCTACAGGACTCTGTTGACTTGGAAGTCGCTACAGACTCAGAGAAAGCCGCTCTGTTAGAGTGGAAGAAATACCGGGTATTACTGAGCAGGGTAGACACTTCACAGGCTCCCAATGTTGAGTGGCCGGAGGTGCCGAAGTAAGGAAAGGGGCCAGCAATGGCCCTATCCATTATTTTGGTGGTTGAGGCCACGGAACATCTGTCACAGAAGTATCAACACGTTTGAGCATCACTCTATAATTTTTCCACTCAAGCAATGCAGCTTCTTCTGCTTCCGTAGCAATTTTCAAATCAACAGCATCTTGCAATGGACCCATCTGTTCGCCTGCCTTTACCATAAGTTGCTGTTTTTTATTTTCAGCATGTTGCTGCAATTCTTCTTTTGTTGGTGGCGGGATATCCGCCCATTCCGGTAAACCATTTTTACCCGCTATACGATATTTACCTTCTGGTGCATTATTCGCGGCATATTCTTGATAAATATCGTTACTGACTTCCATAATATCATTTGGTAATGAACCAGCGTCAATATAATCCTGCTTCATTTCTACAGGATAGAAAGCATTCATTTTTACACTGTAGTAATACATATTTAATACCCCACCGCGAACCAATACGCCCAGACTTCTTGTGAATACGCTACGTAATCAAAACCCGAATTTCTTGCTTCGTATGCAACAATATTAGAACCAGAGTTGCTATAAGCATTTCCCAGCGTTAACTGTATGTTAAAACATTTGTTTGGGTATACGATTGGGAAATTAACAGCGGTTTTATCATTCTTCCTTTCCACCAACCCCCACTGAAATATCATCCCAGTATCACCACATTTCCACCAGCCGTTTCCAGATTTTAAGGCTGTATTTTTATTACTTTTTCCATTAACACGACTATCTACTTCTGCTTTCGAATAAACACCCAAATTACTGACTGGAATTGAAATATTCGCTGTACCATCAAACGGCACTCCCGCTATTGTTCGAGTCGTAGCCAGTTTACTGGCAGCAACAGCAGTACCGCTTGCGGGCAAGGCTCCCAGTTCTCCCGGTGACGGCTTGTTTACGGCGCTATATACACGAATACTTGGATATTCATACACCCCCTTGCCAGAAATAGACCCCGTTGCATCCACATTCCCATCCAAAACCCCGCCCGATTTTGAGTACGCCCCCTGAGCCAAATTGACCGTTTCCACCAAACCAAGGGTACGAGAAAGGGATTAACTTCGGATTTGTTAACTATGATACGGGTCAAATATATGTCAATTCCAGCGGAGATCTGTACGCCTATTTTTTGCATGTTAACAAAAATCGATATGGGGGCTTAGTCAATACCCACCCCGTGGGTGCGCCTATCCCGTGGCCATTACCAAATGCTCCTACTGGCTATTTTACATGTAACGGTCAGGCATTTAATAAATCCCTATATCCACAATTGGCTGTAGCTTACTCATCAGGAAAACTGCCCGATTTGCGTGGGGAATTTATCCGTGGTTGGGATGATGGACGTGGAATTGATAGTGGTCGTGGGATTTTGTCATGGCAGCCACAGCAAGTTCAATGGCACCGACATGTCAGCGGTAGCGGTGGATACGGAGGAGACTTCGGCGCAACTAGCAGTCGTGGGCACAACGGATCATATCATAACGATTCACAGCAAAAATTACCGTTCACGAACAACGGTAGTGATTTTGATGTATTTACAAACAACGGCGCTGTCGGCGCAGAAACCCGTCCTCGCAACATCGCATTTAACTATATAGTGAGAGCAGCATAATGACAGAACAAAAATACTCTTTAGAACCAAAAATGGCAGTACTGGGTAAAGATGGTTTAGCCGAGAAAGCCGGTTGGATAAATGTTTACCATACTAATCAGATAACAAAAGAATTTACAGGTGCTGATATTGAATACTTAATGTTGGGTGTCAGCGTATCAGCGGGTGCTTATCCCGATGTGCCAGAGCTACCGACGTCTGATGATTTGGCCGTTTGTCGCAGTGAAAACGGTGAGTGTTGGGAAACTGTCCCAGACTATCGCGGAAAAATTGCTTACAACAAGCAAACTCGGGCACTGGGTATTTTCATCCAAGCAGATCACCCAATAACATTCATCAAGATCATCTAA